GAGCATTACGAGCAAATACTACCATCTTTTTGTGAGCAGGATTTCCATCATTGTATAGTTCAGATTCAGATTTACCGGTTCTAGCTTTAAGTTCAGTTAAACGACCACGATGAGAAGGTTTGATATAAATAGAACCACCTGATTTTAAAGAAGGTCTAGTTGTTACAAGACCACCATATTTAAATTCCCATTCTGAATTTAAATAATTTTTTGGAACATCTACTTCATACCAGCTATTACCTTTATTATCAGTAACTATTCTTATATCTGCATCTTTATAAAGTTTATTGTATAATTTAGGAAAACTAGAATACTTTTTTAAAATAGTTTCATATTGTGGAGCGTAAGTTAATTTAACATTCTTTTTCTCTTTATCAAGAAGAATTTTTAAATCATTTTTGTTATTTAACAATTTTCTATAATCAGCTTGAGAAATAGGTTCTAAACCATTATTTCTATATTCAGTGTTTAATTTAGCAACTTTTGCATCTAAACTTTTATATTCCTCAAGCAATTTATTATAGTTATCTCCATATTGTGCTGTAACAGGATAACCTTCAATTTTAGCCGCAGTTTCTCTTGTAGGATATCTCATTTTAGTTTGTCCTTGTTGTGCTGCATATTTAAGATTTTCTTGAAGTTGACGTTTAATATAGTTATCATGCAAATATTTAACTTGAGCTTCTGGATAATTATTTACAAAATTTGTTTTAGCTTCATTAAAAAGTAAAGCATTAGCTGATTCTTGTTTAGTAGGAATAAACCTATGCCCAACAGGTAAAAGTTTAGATTGTCCCCAATCACTTTGACTTTCCATAACATGAAGAACTTCAGGTTCATTTGGTGCAGTATAAGTTCTAGAATGTCCTAATGTGTCATAAAAGTAATGGGTGTCATTACCTAAACCAACTTTAGGAGATTCAAATGTAAAAGTATTAAATTTTACTGTTGGTTCTGATATAGGAACATTTATATGACCAAATGTTGTTCGACGTTGTTCAAAACCAGTAGGTTCTAACATATTTAGTCTATCAATACCATAGTCCTCATAAGATTTACTTGGACGTCTGTCATATACTATAATTTCATCTTGTACAGCCTTTCTAAAATTATTATAATCAATAACCTTTTTATTAACAAAATCCTTTGATGCTAGAACTCTATTTATAATTTCTTTTTCTGCATTATTACTTTTTGCAAAATAAGATTTAATATTATTTACATCAATAGTACCAGAATTTGATAGTTGTTTTTCTAAAGTATTTCCTTTCATTAAAGCTTTAAGCTGATATCCAGGATAATCTTTAATATTATAATTAAAATCTTTAGTTATATCATTAATAATATTAGTTTTAGGATTAATATTAGATAAAGATTTTTTTATAGCATTATTTGTTGTTGTTTGTTTTACTTTAAATTTAGGAGCAATTTTTATTTTAGCACCAGCTCCTAAAAAATAACCAGGATTAGTAAATTCAGCAACATCAGGATTTATATCTAATACTCTTTCAACATTTTCTCCCCATGTTTTATTTGTTAACTTTTTACTAATTTTATTAACAACAGCTCCACCAATGCCTCCTTTTACAACACTTGCTAAAGTTGTGATAGGATTAAACATAGCAGTTGCTGCAATTCCAGCTGCAGGATAAGCAAGATATGGAGAAACTGGAGCATTACCACTAAGCTGCTGTTTAACAGAACCTGCTATATTATCAGTTAGTTGTCTAATTTTACCAGGAGATTGTTTAATTTCTCCACCATTATATTGTGTAGGCTGATTAACAATATGTATAACATTAGTGTCATCTAAATACCTACGTTTTTTAGCACCTTTACTTGTCATACTTGTTCTTATTAGTCTTAGCAATCTTTATTTGAGCATCAATTTGTTCTCTCTTAACTTGCCGTTCAGCAGCGGCATTATACATATCTCCTTGTAATTTAGCAGTATCAAGAGCAAGTTTTTGTCTAGCTATATCTGTTTTATTTTGTTCAGCTATAGCAGAAAGTCTATCTCGAACTTCAGAATTATCAACATTACCAAGTAAACTCATATCAACATCAATAGCTTTAAGCTGCATCTCATATTGATATTTAAGTTGTTCAGTAAGTCTATCTTGTTCACCTTTAGCTTCAATTTCAGCAAGTTTAGCTTGAATTTCCTCTTGTTTAATCATTTGTTCTGCCTGCTGCATTGCCTCTTCATGATTCCTCTTAATCTCCATAAACTTGTTTACAGTTTCTTTGATTTGAGTAACATTATTACCAGTAATAGCAGCCATAGCCATATCAAGGTCACCATTTTGTGCAGCACTAAATGCCCATTGACGAAGTTCATTAAGTTTGTCTATTTCTTTTTGGTCATTCTTAACAAGAACACAATAATCGGAAGCTAGATAAGAATTAACATCAAGACTTAAATAACGTTGTTGATGTTTATCATCAAAAAATGAAGTTTGAATACCATCAATATAAGCTACTTTACCATATTCAAGTTCACGTTGATAATCACGCTTACGCATTTCATCAAACATTGTAACTATAATTACACTGCCCATAGAAGAACGAGCAATAGCTTCTTGAGTTGTAGATGAACCAGCAGATTGAGCAATTTCACCATATCTCTGCATATTCATATCTACCATCTCTCTTGCTTCAAGTTTAATAGCCTCAATAAGATTTGTAAGCTGTGTAATATAATCTCCAAGACTAGCATTAAGCATACGAATTTGTGCCATCTTTTGAGAATTAGAATCCTCTGTATCATCAACAAGAAGTACACCGTCTGCAGCCATTTTATAAAGTTTATCTTCTGTCTTAGATGCAATCAAAGATTCAGGAAGAAGAAGAACTAGCATCTTATTTTTGGCTATTACCATTTCTCTATGATATGCGAATATATTTCTCATTATCTGATATGGAGTAATAAGTTTGATAATACTAAACTTGCCCATAAGAGGAAGAACTTCCATTATTCCATTATAAGGAAGTTTACCATTGCGCTGATAAGCTATTGGCCTAAATTTAATAGGATAAACTCCATTGTAACGAGTACCAATTCTATATCCTTCATAAACCTGTGGTTCGTAAGCCCATTCAATACTTATATCTCCAGCTTCTTTGTTAAGTTTATAATCTTCATCAACAATACGTTGAGTTTGAAAACCTGCTTCATTTATATAAGTAAGAATACCACGCTTAGCTTCTCCTCTCCAAACAACATGCCAAACTTCATAAAGTGTTTTATTTAGTTCAGCCATATTTATAGGTTCGTCTTTAAAAAGCTTTCTTTCTTCTGGTGTAAACTTTTCACAGCCATCAGGATAGTATTCAAAATATTGACTATACATAAACTCAGTTTTACCTTCACCAGTTCCAGCTCCTTCTGTATAGTATTTTTCCAAAAATTCTCTATCTGTATCAGACATAACTTCATCAAACATATCCATAATTTGAGGATATGAAAGAAGCATACGTCTTGCAAACATATCGTGGTCTTCTACAAAGAAATTTGAATTAGGAATAGGATAAGCTTCAATTACAGGTACATGTTCTTTATAAAGATTTTCTCCTCTAACATCTGCGTATGTATAACATTCTCCTAAAGCTGAATAATTAAAGAAAGAAGACAAATAAATAACACTATCTTGGGTAACAGAACGAATATAATCAAGAATATCTTGTCCTTGAGCACTTTCTTTGTCAATATAGTTTTCATTAAATTCTTTAACAAATTGTTCTGGGTCGGGCATTGCCTCTTGTGGATTAACTTGTTCAGGAGGAGTACCTTGTTGAGCAGCTTGCTGTTGTAATTGAGCAAGATTTTGTTCAAACTGACGTTTAAATGCTTCAGCAGCAAGTCTTGCAATCTCTTGTTTAAGTTTAGCATTTTTACGAAGTACAACTTCTGGGTCACAAGCACCAACTATAAATTCATGTACACCTTTAAAATATTCTGAAACATAACGTCTAAGTACATCAGACATTATGTCAAAATTTCTCATAGTAGCAGGAAAACGTTGATATTTTTCTTTATTACTATTATAAGGGTTAAGAGTCTTTTTATAGAATTCATTAGGTATATTATCATGTAATATACCAAGTTGAAGTTCTGTTTCTTTTCTATCATTAAAAGATATACCCATTGCAATAACATAATCTATGCAATTAGCATACCATTCTTGTTTATTCTTCTCAGCACCACTAACTCGTTGGCGAGGAAATGTTCCGTTATATGTTATCATAATTTATTTGTAATAACTGTTTCCAAATACTTTTTCAACTCTCTTAATTCTACCACGACCTCCACTATTTTGTTTTCCTGCTATATATAAAGCAGTACCTAAATACGTGTCATTTCCGTGATGTAAAGCATCAAGAACAATATCTGTATTTTTGCCTAATCTATATTGTTGATAACGAACTTGTGCTGCTCCAAGTCTAGGTTTCATACCAAGTCTACTAGACGGATTAGGGTCACTAGGCGTACCATATTTATCATCATAAGCGGCTCTAATTGCAACATCACCTTCAACTAATTTATTATAAGTCCAATCATCAACATCTTTAGCTAAAATAGGTTTTCCGCTAAACCAATGTCTTGGAGCATCTGAAGTTTCTGCTACACCATCGCCTATAGTCATAGTCCCTCTACCTAGTTTTTCATTTTTTACCTTATCTGAATAAGCCGTATAATATAAGCCATTTGGAGAAACTCCTTTATTTATATCATTTTCAGCTTCATGTATTACCTTTTTAGCTAACTTGCTATCTAAAGGAATTACATTATATAAATTTTTTCTTTTAGTCATAATCTAAAACCATTCTCTATCTAATATGTTATTACTTCCACCTTCTTCATTAATTACTTTTTTTCTATGAGCAAGTTCTTTAGCAGCTTCTACATCACAAAGCTTCCATTGAAGTGCTCGAATAATCATTTCTGATACTCTATCAAAGTTACCTACACTATTCCATTTTTTAAGTTCAAGAATTGATTGATAATCGTAAATAGTATGAAATAATCTCTTAGGACGACCAAGTTCATCTTTACCAATTTCAGAATATAACATTTCTTTAAGTAAACGAAGACCTTCAAGTTTTCTTGGTCCATCTCCAATAACAATACCATAAGTAGAAGTTACTTGACCCTTAAGACTAGTATCCCATATTTGAACAGGGTCTTTCATTAGATATTTAAGTGCTTTCCACTTAGTAAAATTACTAACAGTTTCTCCTCGGTTAACCTCAACTCCAACAGTACCAATACAATTATAATATCTTGCAAGAAGATAACAAATTCTATCAGCCTCTTCTAGTTTTTCAGGTCTTCCATAATAAGCAGCAACAAGAGCAGTTTTAAATCCATTTTGGGCTGTTGGATTCATCCAAACTTTAATACTATTATGAGAATGTTTATTAGTAATTAATTTATTCTCTTTATTAACACCTACAGGGTCATAGCTAATACTATATAAACCAGGAGGTGTACCCGTACGTACAGTTCCATCTTTATCAGTATATTGCATTTTTAATGGATTAAACCATTTTCTAATACAACCATGATGATGTTCATGTCCTTTGATAGGAACTCCTTGTATCCAATCAAAGAAATCTACATTATGTCGACCACCTTCTGCTTCAATACGAGCATTTGTTCTAAATTCAATTTTATTATCTTTCTCAATAAGCATTCCGTCAACATAAAAGTTAAATACATTATCAGTTCTAAGTCGCTCTTCCCAGGCCATAAGTTCTTCACTACTAAATAGATTTTCTGTAGCAGAACTAAAAGACTCACATGGCATATTAGCATATTGACCTAGATAGTTAATATATTCAGCAAATGTTTTAGCAGATTTCTTTTTATCTTTTCTTTCTTGATAAGCAATACGAAGACCAACTTCTAGATTAGAATTACCATCTTCATCCATCGCAAATTGGTCGCCATCCTGACCTTGCAAACCCCAAGCATAAGGTTTAAAATAACCACAAACTTCATTACGACAATCTTTATCCCAAACATTTTCAAAAGCCATAAAATTATATGACCTAGGAGAATAAAAATTTTGTTCAAAAGTTTGCATATTACCTTCTGTAGCAGTACCCCAACCAATAAGATTACCTGTAATATAGCTACCAGTTCTCATTGCAGGTTCTGTTACATTCATAAATTCATCAAAATTATCCATAGTAGAGATTTCCTCTACTTTAACTGTTACAGCATCTTTACCGATAGCACAGTTTGGATTATTCATTGCAGATACAGAAAACAATGCACTATTCCAAGATTTTGGAGAAACAACTCCATTAGGAAGTTTAAATCCAAGTCTAAAGTTTTCTGCATCAGTAGAAAGAATACCACGTTTAAATGGTGTTCTTGTTTCATAAAAACGAAGATTATTAATTGTAAAATCAGTAAGACCACCAGTCTTTGTTAAATATTTTTTATCAATAGCTACATGAATACCAACTTTTCTACAATTAAGATTTATTCTATTGGCAGTTTCAGCAGCCATTATATATGAGAAACCTCCACGACGAGTTTTATCTATAAGCAAAAACAAACCATTACGTTCAGCAAATTCCATTACATGATGTGTCCAAAATTGAGCATCAATAAATTTACTAAAATCATATTTCTTTTTAGCAGTTTTAGCTTTAAGAGTAGCTTTAGCAGATTTCTCATCAAGTTGCTCCATTAAAGTATAATTGAGAAAATTATAATGATTACCTGTAATTCTAACATTTGTAAGAACTCCATTTCTCATTAAACAAGGAGCAGTAAAACCATGTTTTCTTCTATACTCTTCTCTTTTTCTCCACTGTCTATGTGGAATACTATCTTCTTTAAAATGAGTATATTGATTTTGATTAGCACGATAAAAGTCTGCCATTTGTGTAAATAAATGAGTATTTACAAAACGGTCACCTTCATTAATATTTAACAAGAAGCCTCCACTATCACCAATTAGAAACAAGTCATCAGGGTCATCATATCCTGCATCTTTTGCATGAACATAATGACTCTTATCCTCTCTAATATATTGAAGAAATGGATAATTTCTAATATATTCCTCTAAAGAACCTTTATCGTTTTCCATATTATAATTTATTTAGCAGCAAATACAATAGCGGTAACAGATGCAATAGCCGCCAATACAGCAACTAAATTTCTTTGTCTTTTATATTTTCTAGCTTCTTTTTCTTTAGCCTTTAGACTATCTTTATAATATCTTATATTTTGCTTAAGACCAACAATAACAGTTGAATCATTTGTGACTATTTGCTTAAGTTCTGAATTAATTTGTTTTTCATATTTAAGTTCAACCATTTTTGCATTTGCTTCCTTAAGCATAGATATAGGAATAGCTACCAAACTATCTTCTTGTTCAACGACCCCCGTAGAGGAAAGAGAATCAGTAACATTACTCTGACACCAACTTGTAGAACAATTTAATAGTGCTATCATTGTCAAGAGCTTTAACTTCGATAACTTTTGCATTTTTAATACTATCTAAATTTTCAACATTAATTTTAATACTATCATTAACTGCAATAAGAGAGTCAATATCATTCCTTTCCTCTACGGGCGAATCTTTACCGCCATGAACAAAACAACAGCGAATTCCAATTATTGCAAATACAGTCATAATAATAAATATAACTCCAAATGCAATAAGCCCAATTTTAATTACTTTAAATTCATTATCATTCATCTGTTAAGTCTTTTTCATTAATTAATGTATAAGTAAAATTATTACCATAAAGAGCTTTTTGTTTTTTACAAATTTCAATAAATTCTTCAAAATCTTTAATATTGTTAAAAACTTGACAACCTGCTGAATGAGCATCTACACTTTCATTAACTTTATTTTCACTAGCTCTATGAATATTTATTCCAAATAAACCAGATTGAATTGTTTTTGGGTCTAAATCAAAATGTTTATCTAGATTACAATCTCTATAAACTTTAACATTTTTCTTTTGACATAGTGCAGTATATTTGCCTCTATGTAAACCAAGTTGCCAACATCCCCTATATTGACCAGGAACAAGAATAGCCGCACCTTTTGGATTAAGTAATTTTTTACATACATAATAAACACCAGGTTCAGTAGTTATATTATATAATTTACGAACTAATCCTTTATCTGGGTCATTATAAATAACAACAAGTATATCATCAAATAAATTTGTTACAGAGTTGTTATTGTTAGAGCGAACACCAATTATATTTAAATTATACAGACCTTTATCAAAATAACTATAACCTAATTGTTTAAATAAAGATTTAAAATTATAATTGGCACATTTAATATATAACTTTGTTTTAATCATTTCTTTTTAGGTTTACGAACGACAGTAAGTTTTTCAATAGGAACTTTAACAATTTTATTATTACCACAATCAATAATAGCTTTTGTTCCACTAAAAAATCCTGTTACAAAATCAAGAATTGTTCCATATTGTCTAATTTTAGATTTTTCTAAAGCATCACGATATACTTCTAATTCTGATTCAGTAGGATTCTCAGGTGATAATACAGGTTTAAATTCTACCCATGTTACTCTAATTTCTTTATTAATCATTTTAGAATAATGTTAATTGTTTTGGCTTATTAGTTTTCTTTTGTGATTTAAGATATAATTCTCTATCTTTAAATATAGCTAGAGCTTCATTTCTAAGATAGTTAATTCTATACCAAGTTACTTTATCTTCTCCGTATGGGTCAACATGATAGCCATCTCTATCTCGTAAAGGTTGACCATATTCGTTAAGAATAAATGGACTAGCAATATGACAAAGACCTAAACCCATACAAGGAATATTTAAAATACGTTCAGTAAGAAGAGCATAATTACTTAATTGCATTGTATAATGAGAACCGTTACATTCTGGAAGATGATTAAGTGGAGGAAGCATTTTATTATTATTTCTAACCCACTCATTTGTTAATTGATTAGGTATTCTTGTTTTATCTTTTTTAAAATATCCGCTTTCAAATTTTAAACCATCACGATTTGTTTTCCAATCAAGAATTACAAAATCAGTAGGTTTATAACAAAGAATATCTATTGTTCCAGATATAAGAAGTTCTGGGTCAAATACCGCAATTTCAGAATATATTGTATATCCTCGTTCAATATAAAAATCAAATACTCTATAAATCTCAGGATATTTATTTTCAGTAGCTTCTTTAAATTTGTCAATATCTAAAGGTGTTGGAATGAGGTTTGGAATATCAGCAACTGTTATACAACGACCATCAAGTTGTTGAAGATATTGGATAGCTTCTTTAAACTTTGAAACATCTTTAATAGCATCTTCAATACCATTATGTGTAATAGTTCCTCTATCACAAGCCTCATTCTTAATCTTATCCCATTGACGAAGTATTTCTTTTTCACTGACACCTTGTTCTCTAGCTTTCTTATGTGCCCAATATTTGACATCAAATTTTGGAACATAATTACCAATTATGGTAGTAACAGAAATATATTCATTTCCATTACTATCAGTATATTTGTGATTAGGTTCATCAAAATATAAATATGTATCAGTGTAACAACTTCTCATAATTTAATCTAAATCTAGATTTTGTTTTATAAAATTATTATCAGACTTAATCAATTCTTTAATTTTATCAATTTCATCATCTAATAAACAAACATATATCATTTGAGTAATAATAGCATCTTTATTAACAAAAAATTCAACATTGGTTATTTTTGTTTTAAAATAATCATTATTATTCAAAAAAGGTTCATAATGATAATGATGTTCTATACCATATTCGGTTGTAATAGGTTTTTCAATAACTTTTTTGAAAATATTTAATTTTATTTTAACTTTATCTCCTATACTAAATTTAACATCAGATTTTGTATTAATAATAGGATTTACAGTAAATGTATCAAAACTGTTTGATAATATTTGTATAATAGTTTTCATAATTTATTCATTTTCATATGCTTCTGCATCCATACTACTACTAACAACATTACCTCCACGAGAAAGTTCTGTTTCTTTCTCATACATAAGATTCTCTTTAGCTTCTTCAAGTCTTTTAATTAATGAAGGAATTTCTTTGCTTTGAGCATTAATTATTCCAGAAAGATTTACAGATTCTGTTAAATTATCAGCATTAATTCCTGTTGCTATTTTTTGATTAAGTAAGTCATTAGCTGTTGTTACAATCAAATTAATATTATGAATACTTTTAAGTAAATTTTCTACAACTCTACCAGCTTCTGTAATATTTTCTTCATAATATCGTTTCCATAATCTAATAACTAAAACATCAGGAATATAATCTTTTGGAAGGTCTGCTTGTTCAATAGCCATTTTAAGAGCTTCTGTATCACTAAGACCAGATTGTTTAGCAGGAGATTTTGGGTCACCAAGATAATAAATAACAATACACTCTTTTACATACATTGTTTTATCTTTGGTTTTATCTCTAGTATAAAGCTCTCTAATATCTTTATCCATTAATTGACGAACTGTTGGTGGAACAGGCATTCCATTATCGTCAATAACAAGCATACTATCTATAATAAGCTTATATCTATTCATAAGAGGCGTTATCAAGTATTACGTCACATAATGTATAGCAGACAATTCTAGCATGAAGTTCACCATCTCTATCTGCCATACGTCTAAAAAATTTACTAGCTTTACCAACAAACTTACTTACAACATATCTGTAATATCTTTCCATTTTAACTTGTTTGCCAATATCATTAGCATAATTTTTTCTAAATAGAAGATATCTAGTTTCATCTAATGTATCTTTAGCTTCTTCAAGAATAGCTTTAGATTCATCAGAAGTAAGCATTTTAACAGTTTGTGGAATACGAATATTTCCAATAAACGGAATACCTGCCCAACGTCCTTCTCGAAGAAAATTAGCTGCATCAATTTCACAACGCTTTACAATAGCTAAAGCAACTTCTTTATCTACTATATTGCGGTCAATTGATGCAAGTACATCTTCTTTACGAAGAACTTTAACATCGTATCCATTATTTGGAAATTTAAAAACATCTGCCATAACTGTAATATAAATAATAAATCTAATATTGGTTATATGAAACCCGCCCGTAGAAGAAATGTGATGTTATTCACCACCTTCTATATTAACTACTTCAACAAATTTATCATGTTCAGGAATTTCAGTTGTTTCATCATAGAAACCAACAATATTAACATTTGGAACGAGTTTAAACTCTACAAAATAACATTCTTCTTTTCCATAATTATTGTTATATCTAGCGGCTACACTAACATCTCTATCCAAATGTCTAATAAAATAGTCAAGACTAAGAACATTCTTTGGAGCAGCAACATGATAACCTAAAGATAATTGAGAAGAAGGAATAATAAGTTTATCCTTACATTTCATAGATTTAATAAACTCGCTATCAGTAGTACCAGCTTTAATAAAAATAGGAACAACTACACCAGTTAGACCTTTCTTAGCTTGCCTACGAGCAATAATAACGCTTCCTAAACTTTCATGATATACAACACCAACCAAACAGTGATGGTCAGCAATATGAACTTGTGCAGTAACAGCTTCAAGATATTCAGGAGTTATCTCTTCAAGATTAGTAGGAAAATTAAAATTAACTTGCTTTCCATCTGCGAGTAATTGAAATTGTTTCATTGTTGTAATTTTATTAAGTTAAACATTTACAGAATAATCTGTTTTAATATTAACACCAGGTTTGATGTTATTCAATAATTATTTCAACGGCAAATATACAACTTATTTTGCAAATGGTGCTAAAGCTGATGATATTTTTCTTAAATTTAACTAAAATTAACAAATTTGGCAGACCTAAACACTCTAATTATCAATAGCAAACGTAATATAACCAATATTACTAATATCTTGATAAGAATTAAGTTAAGTAATTTGATAAGAAGTAAGAGTTGAATTAGACTGTTTATAATACTTACAAGTTGAGAAGAAGTAGAAGTTCTAATTTGAATATAAGTAGCACTAGTATTATTATATTAAAAAAAGTTAAAAAATTTGGCAGTAATGATATTATTTTATATATTTGTACCAAATATATAAAATATATTATATATTATATAAATATAATATATAAATAATATAATAATAATTATTATATATAATAAAAAATAATATTATATAAATATAATATTATAAAAAATAATTTTAATATAAAATTTCTACTATTACAACATATAAACTTGTACAACTTTTTTCATATATTACACAACGTCTTTTTCATATAACAACAACTAATGTTCATGCTTTACGGTTAAGTACTCATATTACATGTGTTAGTTTATATCAGTTTTGATTGTGTTTTAATTTAAAATGGTTGTTGTTATTGTGCTCCTATTGCTTGAGAAAGTAGTAGGAGTTTTTCTTTTGTTCATCTTAGATAATCTGAAACAATGGACGATTTTTAACTAGATAGAGGTGGAGAAAATAAAATTACGGAGAGTTCTTGTTTTGTGGTTAAGGATTATTTAGAGTGTGGAGGTAAATGTAATAATGTTTTGGATAATACAACTAATGGGAAGTAAGGGATTAAATATAAAAATGAATATTGTGAAAATTATGGAATTTAATTTTGTGAAAAATATAGGAGTAATTATAGTAAAAGTTATAATGAGGATAATAGTAAAAATTGTAATGCTAAATATAAGGAATATAATGAAGATATTACAATGGCTACGGATAATGAAAATTAAAATAGTAGGGGTAAAATTGGTGAGAATAATTTTGTGAGAGTGAAGCTATATACGCAACACCCCCAGCTCTTAGAAGTGAAGTCAATGCCCCCGCCCTCATTCTCAACAATCAAGTTTTTCCTCTTTCTCAACAAAATAAGTTTTGCATAGAAACTAATTCTAATGCCAGTAACGTTACTGATTAACGTAGAAATAGCATAACAAATAACATGGCAACATTAAAGAATGCAGTTAGCACTCTGCTTAAAAACGGTGCTAAGAGAGTTGACAACCTAGTAGTTAACAATGTTACAGTTACTGCACTTGAGAGTTATACTAGAGTTGCATTTACTCTTAACAAGGCTGTTGAAGGTTATATCAAACAAGAAGATGATACCTTCGAGAAAGGAGAAACTAGTGTTATCTACGTTTCTCTTTATAGTCTGAATAGTGTGATGCGCGAGAATGATGACCTAGCATTTGCTGTCAATGAAATTGGCAAGCATCCTGAGGCTCTTCAGGTTATTCTTAGTCATGCTAAGATTGATATTGTTCAAGAACCAGTTGTTGCTGGTGATGTGAGAACGAATCCGTTTACTGAAAAACAGGACGAAAATCCTGTTGCTCATGATACTATTTTCAATCATGTTGTTAGTATCGAACTTGGTGAACGTGGTCAGAAGGCTATTGCAAAGATAGAAGATAAAATGCTTGGTATTATTTGACATTATATTGTGGGTGATGATGTGTTATTGTCACCCACATTTTTACTCACCTTACTATTGTTATTATTATGAATAATGTGTTTTTAGTTTCTCTTATTGGTGATGGTGTTCATGCTGGTCGGTCTATACTTGGTTTCATTAGTAGTAATAATAGAGATTTTATTGCTAGATATATCAAAAACAAGTACAATCTTACACTTGGTGGACAATATCAACCAAAGTTTACAATAGAAATTGGATGTCATTGGGAATACTCTACAGATAGACCTAATGTTGATGTTCATGTTGATAGAGTTGATAATCTTGAAGAATAATTACTGTGGACACTATGTTTGTGGTGTCCACATTTTTCACACTATTTACATGAATACAAAGAGCAATACTTTGAGTACACATACTCATTCTCAACATAACAAGTTTTGCTCAAACTCAACACAACAAGTTTTGGTGTAGTTAATGCTAGAATCACAACTCTTTTAAGCGTTCTAGTATTACTAGTAAGTCATTAAGCAGAATTAATTTTAATAATTAAACATATGAAAAAGGTAAGTATCGGAATAGCAATAACTGTTCTTATTGCTTGTTTAGTGCTATTAGTATCAACAATAATTACGTGCGTAATTTATCCAATGGAACTTTTGCATATAATTGTAGTATTATCATTTGTAGTAGCATTTGTTTTAAGTATTGCAAGTGTTGCAGTGGACTTGTTAAGAGATTTACTGAAGAGATAAATTCAGATTTGTGTTGATTAGTTGTAAGTTGAGGTGTTTGGAGAATAGGAGTAGAATGAGGATTTACGTGTTGGTTTGTATTTCGGAGAT